GTCCTCGCTCTCGAAATGCAGCAGGCGGCAGACTTCACAGGTAATTACCTTGCCAGGTGTCGACGAGAGATCATCCATTGCGGAGGCGCTCTTCCAGCATGGGACGCTCTCGCGGAACACCGTGTCGCATCGGGCATGGCCGCCCTATTGCTCAAGAACAAACGCTGGCTGGTGACGTTTCAGGATAACGGCGAGCCGCAGTTGCTGAGCGTCCCGCAAGACTCGGCAGTTTTCACACCGGAGAAAATGCTGAGTTGGGTGCGTGAACATGACGGGGCTTATCTGACGTTCCTGCCGGAGCTGTTGCATGCCATTGGCGACAGACTCAACTCCGGCTGAGCAAGATGTCAGCGCTGACCCTACGATGGTCGCGCAATGCCCGCAGCAACTTCGTTCACATGCATGCCGAGTGCACGCTTACAGCAATCGGCTCAGCAGGTCAGGCTCCCAATTCATGATCACCAATTCCTGGGAACTTTTAGCCTTGGCCGTTCGCTGGTTTGCAGTCGTGTACTGGATCTCCAGGCTTTCGAGATGCAACCCAGCGAACGCCTGACGAATATCCGGATGATCATTGATGCTTACCATCACCCTGCCCTTGCAGCGCCGCATGAAGTCGGCCATCCGCTCGTACTGCTCGAATGGGAAGTACACGCCGTAGCCGGCGGTTTTCCAGTACGGCGGGTCCATGTAATGGAAGGTATGGGGACGGTCATAACGCTCGGCGCAGTCCAGCCAGGATAGGTTTTCGATATAAGTGCCTGACAGTCGCTGCCAGGCTGCAGAAAGGTTTTCCTCTATCCGGAGCAGATTAATGGCCGGGCCGGTGGTGGCGGTACCGAAGGTCTGCCCGGAGACCTTGCCGCCGAACGCGTGGTGCTGCAGATAGAAGAAGCGGGCGGCGCGCTGGATGTCAGTCAGCGTTTCTGGCCGAGTGACCTTGTGCCACTCGAAAATTTGTCGAGAGCTAAGCGCCCATTTGAATTGACGGACCAACTCTTCAAGATGGTTCTGCACAACGCGGTACAGGTTCACCAACTCGCCGTTGATGTCGTTGAGGACTTCTGCAGGCGCAGGCTGCGGCCGCATGAAGAACAACGCAGCACCGCCAGCGAAGACTTCGACATAGCATTCGTGCGGCGGAAAAAGCGGGATGAGACGATCAGCTAGGCGACGTTTGCCGCCCATCCAGGGAATGATGGGGGATTGATTCATTGTGTGAGCAAGCCTTATGGGAAGGAAAAACCGGCGCTAGACTCGCTGTGCTTTGTGCACGAAGCGGGAGCCTTGGCTGGGCTTGCAGGGAGCAACTGCGGGTTTGGCGTTCAGCCCGGATGTTGGCGCATTTGGGTTGATCGCTTTTCTATGCAGTAGGATCATTTTAATACTAATTTACAGCTTACGTATGCAGCGGAAATCTTTGTTTTTCAACTAAAAACCATAACCGCCCAAAATATCACTAAGAAGTTTACCTTCACAAACCAACATTTAAAAGCGGCTTATTAAAAGCGACCACCAATCGTATATAACAAACAAGCAGACCTAAAAATCAGGTCACTCTTTTTTCGAAGCCAAAATCTTACCACCCTTCATTTGTATGTTGGAGTTACTCACCCCCTTAAGTATAACCTCATAGGGATGACTCGCTAATTTTTCCCGCTCAGACCTATTGACGAGCAAAAGCTTCAAGACCTCAACATCCCTTTCGGAGGGAGATGCGCCTTGCTTTAGACGGCGTAGGTATTCGTCCGCGTCAAAATATTTTTTTGCGTCTTCTCGAAGCGCTAGTAAAACAGATGATCTAAAGTTAGAAGTCCGATAAATATATACTATGAATGCTGCCAAGCTGACATACAACCCGATAATTGCAGTGATTGCCCGATCACTCAGGCTGGCAGCAGCAAACAAATAGACTAGAAGAATTCCGATATTGAAGATTACAAAAAGATTTATCATCACTGATTTTATGCGACCAGCACTCCTCATTTGCTCCTCGATCGTCGCCTCTAAGACTTTGGAGCGATCAACTCTCTCTAGATCGCGCATAAGGGCGCGCCGATTCTCGATCAACTGAGATGGGGCCAGTGATTTCAAATACGCCGCGATAGACATGTCAACTGTGGAGCGAATCACCGAATCCACAGAGGCGTCAAGAGCACGGATTTCTTTCAGTTTTCTATCGACGAGCTCTGGAAGCTCTCGGGTAAGCTGCCCTTCTAGCTCAGCTTGAATTGCTTCTCGCCTCACCTGAATATTTTTATCAGTGAGCGATTTTCTTAGAAGATCAACTTCGCGCTCCAGTTCCAGAACTTTCCTTCGCGTGGCAGTAGCGGAATCAGGAACGGATTCAGAGTAGAACATAAATCTCAAACTACGTACAAACCTCGACCCAACTTTGGTTCTAACGAAGAGAGTCGCCATACCAACGTACACGGCAAAAGTCAAAGAGAATGTTAGTGGCGTAGTCGATTCTACGATATTCCTTATAACGCCGATTATTTCATCCATTCTTATTCCCGTACTTTTTAACGTTTTCGGTGCCAACCATTGGCAGGTTTATATTTTATACTAAATATATAAATTCGTGTCAAAACAAGTATGCTCTGCCGAGTCGAGGGACCGGCTGAACTTCAGGCTTGCAAGGTACACCGAATTAGATCAAGTCTTGCCGTCGACCCAAGGCTGTACGAAGTTGTCGCTATTAGTGGGTCGACTGCCACGAGAGCTGTCTTGCATAAACCTGACAAGCTCTCAACGCAATCAATCCCCGATCCCCGTCATTGGTGATCCCGACAATTCTCTGAGCATGCGCTGGCTCAAGTTGGGCTCTACGGGCTCCATGAACCAGGCCGCTGGGGCCGGTGCCGGGTGGCACTCCACCGCCACCGGAACTGTTTGCGTCGAGGATGACTGACAGCCGAAGTTCAGAAGTAGCAAGGCGATCACGCAGGCGTGCTTGGGTTTTCTGGGCATCGGTCAACTCGCTGTAGTGGATTTTGTCGCTGGTCTGCAGGCGTGCCCGTAGCGCATCCTGCTTCGCATCTTCTTCGCTCTGTCTGTCGGTCGCCGCTGATGCCAGCTGCTCCAACGTTTCGCTGTGATGGAGCGCCTGCTCGGCCAGCTGGGCGGCATAGCGCCAGTCTTGGACTTGCCACGTCGCCGCAACGGAAGCGGTTAGCAAAGCGATGACCAAGGCCGAAGCGGCCGCCATTCGATACGGCGCCGGGATAAGATTCGCGATGCTCATTCGAGCGTCCCGCCTGCAGCAATGAACCTCGCCAGCAAATGCTCAAGCTTGTGTTCACGCTGGTCATACCCTGCCCCAGGAAAGCTCGCCCACAAGTTGCGGCATTTACTGATCGCTACGGCAATGCGGCCCGCCTTTACGTCTTCCAGCGCGCGGCGTTCTTTGATCAGTTGAATCGCCCAGCGGTCTTGGCTGATTGGCCCGAAGTCCGGAAGCCTGAGCAGGTCGCGGTAATGCGGCCAATCGCTTAGCATGAACTGCGCCCTGCCCGATGCGTTCGATCTCAGCCCTTTGCTGTTAATGACCTTGGATTTGCGCCCGGCCGCGAAGGGATGGTTTGCGTAGTCGTCGAACAGTTCGAGCTTGCCATCGATGCCGGTAACGATGACGTTGTACCCGTCATCGGAGCGGGCCAAGTAGTCGCTGCCCAGCTCAGACCAAGCGAGCATGTCCAGAAAGGCGAGGACGTTTTTGCCGCCTGCAGCGGCTTCGGTGATGCGTGGCATGTTTTCTCCGGACGAAAAAAAACCGCTCGATGGCGGCTGTCGTTGCAGTGATGGTGCTAGGAGAGGTCGACGACCTTGCCCGGCCCTTTCTTTGTTTTGCCTTTTGCGCTGGCCTTGCCTTTCTTGCCGCCGTTGCATTCGACGGTGGTCGACCAGCCTGATTGGGTGAAAACCTGTTCGACTGAATCGACCAGGTATTTGCCGTCAAGGCCGACTTTGAAGCCTTGCGCGTCGATCTCGCGCTCGGCGAACAGGTCAGTGCGGCCGGGCATTTCCAGCCGTACGCCTGCGGTCGACCGGTTGAAGCCAGCAAGCCTTGCCTTTGCAGCCGCCTCGGCAGCGGTCTTGTTGGGATGTATGTGGCGGTCGGTATGTATAGGCGGGAGGCCATCGGTTGCCTCGTTATCCAGCGTGACGGTGAGGAGTTTGCCCTTCTCGTCCTGGTAAGCCGTCTTGACCGCTTTCTTTACGTTGTCGTCGCCCAACCGAAATTGCCAGCGGCTGACTTCGCGGCGCTGGATAATCAGCACGGGCAGCAATTTTCCGGATGCGCTGGTACCGCCTTGTCGCGGCAATACCATCAAACTTCCATTACCCACTTTGGCAGTGCAGTCGTACTGCTTCGCCAAACGCGTGACGAAGTTCAGATCGGACTCGTTTAGCTGGTCTGCACGCTCGACCACGGCCAGCACTGTACAGACGGGTATCCAGCCATTGCGCGCAGCGATTTGCGCAACGATAACGGCCAGGCTTACGCCCTCCCAACTGCCGCTGCGTACAGTCTTGGCGCTGCTGCGGGTGTCGCTGGCTTTTCCGCGCACGACGATTGTGTCGGGAGGACCAGAGACTTCGATTTCATCAATCGTATAGCTCCCCATCAGCGTCAGGTTCTGGCCTTCGTAGCCGAGATAAACCGCTAGCTTCGCGCCGCGCGCAGGCAACGTAACTGCGCCGTCGCGGTCATCGATGCGCAACTCAAAGTCGTCGGCGCTGACGCCGGGCTTATCGATCGTTCGCACCAGAAGCATCCGGTCGTTGATGCGCTCGGTGATGTCTAGGCCATCGGCGACAATCTTGTAAACAGGTTTCACGAATCAGCCCCCAAAAAGAAACTCGCTCTAGGCGGGTTTACGGGTAGGTTATGCGGTGGAATCAGTCCCAAAGAGAAAGCGTTTCCTGAGCCACGCTTAAGACAGCCGGAAGCCTGATCCGCAGCCCATCACCAAACGGTTGCGGCTCATCAGCCAGGCCCTGATTGGCATCGAGCACGGCTTCGACGGTGCCATTCAGGTGGCCGTAGTAGTGCTGACAGATGACGTCGAGCACGTCACCCTTAGATGTCCTGCAGGTCGTCGCCATAGCGCACAAACTCCAGCGTAAAGGCTTGCTTGCGGGGGATGCCGCCCTGCAGCAATGCGCTTTGATCTTCGTTCAGATTAACCAGGCACCAACTGCCGAGCACGTCGCCGTAGCCGGTTGTGAGCAGCACTGGCTGCAGTTGCTTGCCGACGCTGCGCAGGGTATCGAGCTGTTTTAACCCGCCCCTGAATCCCGGAAAAATCACGCCCTTCAGGGTCAGTTTCTCCTCGCCCACTCCAACCGCTTGCTGCGCAGGCCTGCGCGTCAGGCGTTCCTGGCTGGCCCAGCGGAATGCGCTTGTGCGCTGCAGCTCGTCGAACGCGGCTGTGTCCATGTTGAAGTAGAACGGCGGCGTGCCGGGAGTAAGCAGCTGCATGATCATGAGGTGCGGAAATGGCTTCACGGCTTCAGGAGCGGGTGTGCCGTCCGACGCCATGTCGCCCGTGGCAAAGATTGCTTCGGAATCGGGGCTGAGCTTTGCGGCCAGTTTGTTGACCATGGTCTTGGCTCTGGCGGCTTGCGCCTTGAGCGCCTCGAAGCGCTCCTGGGCGGCGGACACTGCTCGGGTAGCTTGCCCGTACGCCGATAAGACCCTGCCGACTTTGGACTGGGCGACACCGATGGCGCCGGTGATGCGTTGCAGCTTCTTGCCAATGGCCGGGCCGATAATGGGGATGCTCTCAAGTTCGTCAGCAGCGCCGGTGATGGAGCCGATGGCGCCATTCAAAGGGCCCATCATCCCGTCGATGTTTTTGCGGCCCGCCTCCCCCGCTTCGACAAGGTATTTCAGGCCCGATTGCATGTTGCTCAGATAGTCCATAGGGCTCCTAGTAAACCGGCTCGTCGGACATGTCCCGACGCTTCACTTGCTGGGCCATGTCCGTCAGCCGACGTTCGATCTCTGGCATCAGCTCGTTGACCAACCGGCGAGGGTCTTTGACATCGCCCTCGACCTTGATATGAAACACGGGGGCAAAAGTGTTTTTCTGCTCGATCTTCGGCTTCTGCCGCGCCTGATCTTTGGGCGGCGTGTTGGTGATGATCGGAGCGACGATACCGGGCCCGGGGCCGAACGATTGACTGATGCTGGCAATCTTTGGAATGGCCGGACCGGGACGTGGCCCCATCAACATAGGTATGGTGGGTTCTCGCTCTGCAGGCGGTGCCTTGTCCGGACCGCCGAACGCGGCTTTTCCCGCTACGCCGCCCAATGCGCCGCCGCCAATGCTGCCTAGGTACCCGCCAATCAAACCGCCGATAGCCGTGCCGAGGATGGGCACGATTGAACCGATGGCCGCTCCCGCAGCAGCGCCTGCGAGCGTGCCTGCTACCGTACCTGCGGCGCTGCCGTAGCCTTCCGCCTTTTCATCCTGGGTTTGGGCCGTGTCGTACACGTCCTTTGCCATCAGCGCCGCATCGATCAACGCCGTCGCGGTGTTGCCTTTGGGCAAACTTCTGATCGCTCCGAACCGTGGGGCGGATGCAGGGGCCAAGGAAGTGGCGGTGGGTTTGGGCGGTGCGGTTGGAGGTTTCCAGCCGCTTAATGACTTGGGCGACTCAACGGGGCCGCCTGCCGCATATACGCGTATACGTGGCTTTGCGGACGCGCTATCGGGAGCAGCCGCTGCGCCCACTGACTTGCCCCTTCGCCCCCAACGCTTGCCTCGGCGTTTTGCTTTGCCATCGCCGCCCCCCGGATCTGCACGCGCCCCCCAGCCGTTGACCACCGCGACTTTTTGCACGAGGTTGGGATTGCCCATCAAGGTGCCACGCCCGATGTTCATAATCCCTTTGGCGATTTTCAAACCGCTGTAAGCAGCACTGATTGTCGCAATGGCGGCGCCTACTGCCAGCAAACCGGTGACTAGGTTCGGGGATGCATCGCTGATAGAGGCGATGGAGCGGGCAACGCTCGTCAAATCTCCCGAGATCTTGTCGGTGAGCGGCTGCATGGCATCACCGGCGCTGCGCAAGGCGTCGTCCATTGCTTGCCCGGACTCCCGCCATTTCTGCGCTGAGGTCTGGCGACGTTCGGCAAGGTTCTTTTCGAGGATCCCTGATGCGTCGCCCGAGTCCTTTTTCAACTGCTGATAGAGCTTCTTGTTCTGCATGTAAGCCGTCAGCGCCGCCTTGACCTGCATGTCCGCGAACAGATCTCCCGTGCGCAACGCTTGCTCAAGGGATGCCATCATTTCTTTGGCTTTGGCGGGGTCAGCTTCCTGGCTGATTTTCTCCATAGCGACTGACATCGCTGCGGCCTTTCTGGGGTCAGTCGCTTCGACGTACTTCTGAGCCAGAGCGAAACTCGCCTCCAGCGTCGACATTCCTTTCTGCAGGCCAGTATTCAAGGATGACTGGTAGTCGATGCCAGCATCCTTGTAAGCCTTCTTCACGTCGGTGGTGCCGATCTTCTCCATCCAGTTTTTCAGGTTGTTGGCCGCTGCGTCGGAGCTGCCGGCAGTCTTCATCTGCACCTGCAGCATCGAGCCCAGCTGCGTGACGGCGTCGTTGCCGTAGATGCCGAGCTTGCCCATGCCCGCGAGCAGGTCGGGGAACCACTTAGCCATGTCGGCGGCTTCAAAGCTCCCGGCCTGGCCCTGGAAAGCGATGGCTTCGAGCGCTTTCTGCATGTCTTTTGGATCAGTGATTTTGGCGTTCTGGCCCAGCGCGTTGATCATCTTCGCGGTGTCGGTACCGTCAGCGCCCTGCCCGACCACGAACTTCGCGGCAACCGGCGCGTATTCGAGCGCCTTGCTTAGCTCCATACCTGCGCCGACCAAAGCATTCACCACATCGGCAACCTCATTACGCGCCATGCCAGTTTGTCGCGAGGTGTCGATGATTGTGTCGGACATCTGTGTTTCTTCGGGCTTGTTGGCGATGCCAGCTTTGATCGCGATGTCCCGAACGACAGCGCCATACTCCGCACTGACTTTCGTCGGAACGATCATCGTCGTCGCGGCAGCGCCCGCAGTAGCCATCGCCGTGTTGCGTAGCCCGGCACCGCCCTGACGCAACTGGCTGTGCCCCAGCGATTTGAGCTCGGCAGCGTGAGCCTTACGACCCATTTGCTCGTAGGCCTTGCCCAGATTGCGAACTTCCACGCCCTGACGACGCAATGCATTGAGGTTAGTGTCCAGCTTGCGCCGTAAACCCTCGGCTGCACTGGAGCCGGCGGTGTGCGCTTTGCGCCATTCATCCTGCAGACGCTTGGTGTCGCCGATCACCGACTGCAGCATCTTGGCCTTGCCCGCCACTGTGTCGAGCCGCTTAACCCGGCCTTCAACGTCCTTGAACGCAGCACCGACCGATTTGCTCACGGCGCCGCCGATCACCAGACCCAGCGCTAATTCCTTTGCCATACACTTGCCTCATTCACGGCAGGCCGCCGGTGTGGCGGCTCAATCAACGAGCCACCACGCCATGTCATAAAACGGCATCGTCTCGATTTCAATCAGGCTGAAGCCCGTCTCTTTTGCGAGCCGTTTCGCCGCGTGGCGCAACAGCGCAGGACTAAATTTCGTCTTCTTCAACCAGGCGAAAGTAGCTTTTGTGTACCCGGTTGTAGTCTTTGACCTTGAGGTTGAGCACGTCTTTTTCGCTGACGCCGGCAAGGCTTGCAAACAACATGGCGTCTACCGCCTGCTCATCGTTGGGATGCGCGGCCTGACAGGCGCGGACTTCCCGAACGCAGGGCGAGCGCAGGTGAATCTTGTCCTGCTTGACGCCATTCAGTTCGCTGGCAAAGGACAGGATGACGGTGACGCCATCGTCGCTAAGCTGCATCCATGCAGGATCTGGCGCAGGTGCTTTAGGATCGATGTTCACGATTGCTTGGGTCATGTTGGTTCCTTAGAGGCCGAGGTGATTGCGCATTTCAATGAGCTGGTCGACGCCGTTGATGACCCGGACCGCGTTCACCGGATCGATCTCGTACATCACGCTGCCGTCGATTTCGAGCTTGTAGTAGGTCGGGCTGACGGCGTACTTGAATTCCGCCTTGTCACCCGCCTTCCAACTGCCGGGGTCGACCTCTTTCAGCATTCCGCGAATGGTTGCGGTGACGCCCACGCCCGTGCCTTTTAGCCCCTTGAACGAACCCCGGAACGAGCCGTTGAAGGCCGTGCCGTCAGCAAGTCCGAAGAACTTCAAAGCCTCTTTGCGTACACCGTTGGTAGAGAAGGAGGCTTCGAGTTTTTCGATGCCCATGTCCATATCGATCTCGCCGTCCATGCCGCCTGCGCGGTAGGCCTCAGTCTTGACGGTGAGCTTGGGTAACGTCAGCTCAGGGACGTCGCCTGAGAAGCTGATGCCGTCGACGAACAAATTGGTGTTGAACAGCGTTTGCGGAATCATTGCTCAGCCCTCCTCAGGCTTTGGTGTCGAGCACTTCGGTGAGCCACTGGTTGGTGACCTCGACGATGAAGTTGGGGTTTTCTGCAGGCGGCACGTCGGTGAATCGCACGAACCAATACACCTTGCCGTCCTCCAGCTCGCTAACGGTGTTGAGCTCGGGGTCCGCGTAGACCTCGAAGTTGATGACCGCGCCCAGGTTGCGCAGGTCGCGCATGAAGTTCTGTAGGCCCTCGGTCACGTCCTTGACGTAAGTCTTGGTGATCGATCGATCCACCGCCCACTTGTGCCCGGCAAGAATGGCGTCCATCACCATATCCAGCGTGCGCACGCGAGTTACGAACGCCCACTTGGCATCACTGGATTGGGTGCGGTTGCCCCACAGGCGATACCCT